ACTTTACGAATAAAATATTCTTGGGCAATCAATTCTGCTTGATCACCCTTAATATGTTTTTTATTCCGTGTCATCTTTAGAAACTATCATTCGCTTTAAGTTGTCGTTCTCTTCAGAAAGTCTATCGATTTCTTTTTTTAATCCACCGATCTGTACTTCTTGATTTAGAATAGCTTTACCTGCCTGTCGACATTTAAATTGTAAAAACTCTATTTGTTTTTTATTTTGTTCTAAAAGATCTTCAGGTCCTTTATCTGTTTCTTTAGTCACTATTTCCTCCTTTCACAACCCATCTTAATGCAGTAGTAGTCGGGTCAAACCCATCAAACTCATACTTACTGCAATGTGTGAATGCCATCAGAATCAATAATAATGTTATCAGCTTCAGTCGCATCTATTTCTCCTTCCGAATCACATACACCACATTGTGCAGTAATTTCCTCTTTCGTTAGTTTGTAAGGTATTCTTACATAACCGTTGCCCTTACATGTTGGACATATTATCTTATTTTTTTTCTTTGACTTTTCCATTTAGTTTCCTCGCTTTCTCATTCACTAAAATACTAATAGTTTGTGATCTACTTAGAATCGCATCTGGTTGTATTACTTTTCTTATCTTATCAATAAGGTCATAGGTCTTATGACTCAGTGATACATTTTTATACTTTGTTATATCAGTCATTGTGATACACTCCTTTCTTTAAGTTTAATCATATAGGATTTATCTTATAATTTACAATAGTTGTCAATGAAAATATTATTAAGTTTAATCATTTGTTCGCAAGTTGCAGGTACTTGTATGCCGCCATATCCGTGGCCAGAAACATTTGATACCACATACGACTGTATGACTTTTGGTTATGAAGAGTCATTAAAAAAAATGAAAGAAATTGGTCGAACAGAAGTCAATAAACACGACATTTACATTAGGTTTACTTGTACACCACAACAAACTATTTCATATCAAACCCCGTAAGTTCCGTGCACGTACTGTTACGGGGCCAAAGGCTCCACACCTAACCTCATTTTATTGCGAGGATCAACGGTTGCCGTACAGGGAATAGCGCGAGGCGTTATATGGACGGAGGTCCTTTTCATCATCGTTTATTTACACATACAACCAACAAAAACACCACTGTTGTCGTTCATAATATGTAAATTTAATTCGTTTACATAGCCGGCTAGTTTTAACCGGAGAATATCACACAACTCAAAACAGTTTGGGTTGTCTGTTAATACTATCCCCTCTAACATCTGTTTCGTTATTGGGATCAAATGGTAGAGTCCGTCGTTTAGAATTATAATATCCATGAGTTCTTGCTATCTCCTTTACTAGTTTATACCACTGTTCTTTGTACTGTGGGTCTTTTGTTTTTTCCCAAAGGTTTGCTATTTCATCTAGTTTCTTTTGCATCTTCACCTCCGACTCTAGTTCCATGTGCAATTATTTTCTTGATCCCCGGTCCCTGTAGCTCTATCCTTGCATAAGGTTGCCATGCTTTTTTAATTAGATTCATTTCTAATACAAACTGAGACCATTGCTTTTGACTTATATCTTTACTTGTTATAGTTATTTTTTTCATAATTACCTTTCTGTCTTTCTATATAGTATCTTATGGGATATTTGTCAACCCCTTCCTTGACGGTTGTATTTTTTATACGAACGTTTTTCTGACTTATTTAACGATTTCTTGTGACGTCGCGGCCTTTTAGGAGGTTTATCTCTAGGTACAAAGTGTACAAATTTTATTCTAGCCATTCTTTTACAAATAATTTACCATCTTTACGCGAAGTAAGTATAGGTAAATAACTTATTTTTCCATTTACATGTTGTTCTAAATCTGTGCCACATGTCATGCATCTATAAAAAGCTTTATCAAGTCCCACTAACATTGTTAGTTCGTTGCACGTTGGGCACTTGCCATTAACGACTTCGGCTGTTACTCTGAAATTTTTTTCTGTCATAAGCTTTCTTATTCTTTATCACTTTATGTTTAAAATGTCTAAGTTGTTTTGCAATAGGATTTCTTTTCTTATTTGCTTTCTTCATTATTCAATGATAAGCTTCTTGATCGATTTCGAACCATCAATATTATCCTCTAATTCTGCTTTACCACGCCAACATTTATAGGTTACTGATTCAGAAAAAGTTCTTTCTGCTTCACGTTTGCCGCGTAAACAAATTGCCATCGAAGGTTGCAAACGTGCCTCCTTGATTTCTCCGTTTACAAACATAAGTAATCCTATTACAGCTTCTATCATTGTCCGTTACCATTCTTGTAATGCATATCTCTCGCTTTGTCTTTTAATGACTCAATGTCAGTTAAAACTTTATCCATTTGTTTCGTTAAAAATTCTATATTAACTTTGTTTAACGCCATAGATTCTATGTGCTTGTTTAATTTGTCTGTTGTTTTATATAAATCTTCGATCATCATAAATTGTTCTGAGTCCGCAGGAAGCGAACCAAGTTGACCCCGTGGCCATTTAATTCTAAACTCTGTGTTTTCTTCTAGGTCCTTTTCCATTATCTGTATACGAGTGTCTGCAACATTAAGACGTTCTATAATCTGGAAGTAACCCATGGTGCCGAGAGCGACGATGATTATCAACGAGGCTACCGTTTTCATAGGCATTTGCACAGCAACTTCTTCTCCAATATTTAAAGGTTTATTTGCCATTGTTTGTTTCGTTTTCAAAACTTATGTCTGTTCCATGATCTTTCTCATGCTTGTAAGTTCTTTTAGAATTTTTCTTTTTACATTGACAACGTGGTCCGGATAGTTTGTTTGCTATCCATTCACAGAGAATGTCTAATCCCCCAAATAATTTATATAAAAATCTGTCAATCATTTATTTTTGGTTTTGGTAGCGGTAATATATAATCTTTAGGAGGCATTTTCAACGTTGTATTATCCATGGTTTTAGCGTCTGGATTATCTTTAAGGTATTTTTTCTTCTCTTCTTTCCACAAATTTTTACGTTCAGGCCTCTCCTCATTCATGTTTACAGGTACAATACCTTTACATTTTGATACCAATAGATCAAAATTTTCATTGTATTTTAGTGTTGGATTTCTATTTACTTTATTGCACATCTTCATTAGTTCCAATTGTTGTCTAAGTTTTTCATTTTCTAGAGCTAAATTATTTCTTTCATTACACTGTAAATTACCTAAATATTTTCTAAATGTAAGTCTTACATCTTGACTATTACTTTCATTCCAACTGCTATCGTAATTGTCATAATCATATTGTCTACCCGATATAGATAAATCTATTTCGCCAGTTCTACATTCGTTTGGATATGAGTTTAAGTATTCGTTTCTAGGATATGCAGGGTTAACACAAAAAGCTAATAGAGTTAGTAGTATAATTAATGTACCTGTAAAGTAATAATTCATCCTGGCTACCTCCATGGTTCATCCTAATAATTAATCTCTCTGTTTAAATCTTTAATATCCCATTCCATTTCATTAACTTTGTTAGCTAATACTTCATATAAATTTTCAGCCATCTCCCATGTTCCTTCGGCTCTTTCTAATTTACCTGTAATAAGATTTACTTTGTCTGTAAGAACAACTATGTCTCTTTGAATGTTTTCTATTTGTGTTTTATTTTCGTTAATGGTGTCTGTGAGATTTACAATGTATTTAACACCAGTAAAAGTTCCAACTAGCACTGAAGCTACTACAGGTACCATTACTATGTTTTTCTTTAATAAATCTGCTAGGTTCATAGGACATAAACTAAAATATAATAGCCCCTAATATAAATCCGGCTATAGCACATACAATTTCTCTTCTGTTGTGTAGTTGCCATACTAAGAATTTATCTTTGTATTTATTTATCATTGTCTTCCTCCAAGTTTCTCAGCTGATAATCATAACTACCTTGTTCGTGTTCATCGGTAATCCATTTAGCTGAATTTTCAACGGAGTATATCTTACTTGTTACTAGTCTATTAATCAAGGTTTTTGATGGGTCTACACCCATTGATGCATCAAACATTTTAAGCCTGTTATTAGGCTGTATTGCAAAATTTCCGTCCTCTAATTGTAAAACATGCCCACACTTGTGTTGGTCTGGTTTTTCTGCATAACCAAAATTTAATTCGTTAAAGTCTCCTGAACACCAGTCTATTGTAAATAAATATTTACCCTTACGTTTTACTTTACGTCTAGATGTGTATTGCATAGTTGCACCAGCTAACTCATAAAAAGTTGTAACACTTACGTTGTAGCTAAAGCTATCCCACATAACTAATTCATCAAGTGGTAGTTCTTTGACTCCAGGTTTTGTACAAAATGCTGAAATAGGTGCTCGCCACCATAGGCCACCATCTTCCATAAGAAAATGAAACAACGGCACTCTGTTTGGTATAGAACTAAAACCAAATACTCCTACTTCAAAATATTTATCGTGTGAGTCTTTTTGATCTCTTAAGTAATTACCTCTAACATAACACTCTATGATAGGTATGTTTGCATTTAAGTAAGCCATCAGTCATTTATCTCCCCCCAATTGTCTCCTGATTCGTAGTCGACTTTATTTGGGACTTCTAGAGTAACAGCCTGTTCCATAATTTCAATTACCTTTTTAGCCTGTGCGTCATTCTCAATCGATAAATCTAATTCATCATGTATTTGTATGTGTGGCACTATTCCTTCCTTATATAATTCTAACATAGATTTTTTTGTCATGTCAGCAGCAGACCCTTGTATTAATTTGTTTAATGCTTTGTATGTGTAAGCTCGTTTGATCCCTGGTCCATGTTCTCTGAGTGCATCTTCGTGTGGCATGGCCTTATGCATACCAAAACTATTAGGTTCCCATAAGTGAAACCTGCATAGTCTGCCCAGCAGTGTTCGTATCTGTCCACGGTCTTGTGCTCTGTTAGATGCTTTTTCCATAAGTTGTTTAACAAAAGGCACCTTGCCATGATAAGTATTAAATAATTCTGCAGCTTTTTCTTTTGTTACACCTAACTCTGCTTGTAGTTTTGCTTTACCCATACCATAAAATAATCCAAGGTTAATTGTTTTAGCTTGTGATCTAGGTATTTCTGCCATGTCAGCTACAGTCTGGTGAAAGTCTGAATTAGAATCTGTTTCATACGCATCTACAACATCATAAACTGATGGTAATTTATACAAAGCAGCATAATGCACTACCAACCTAGGCTCTTGTTGAGAATAGTCAAATACACCCCATTTATGGCCTTCCTCGGGTATAAATAACGACCTTATCTTAGGTCCAAGATCTTTGTTACGTGCTGGAATTTGTTGTAAATTAGGGTTCTGATATGAGAATCTACCTGTAACTGTACCACCACCTGCATTTCTTAATTGGTTTATCTCTGCATGTATTCTACCTTTGTGTTCGTATCGTAAAATAGAATCTATAAAAGTTGTGTGTGCTTTGTTTATTTCTCTTGCTTGTGCAATCATATTAACAACAGGATGTTTGTGTTCTTGTAAAAAATTTTTTGTAAAAGAGGGTGCTTCTGTTTTTTCTGTACGTGGATACTCCAATCTTAATACATCAAATACATTAGCAATAGATCTTGCTGCCCATATTTGTGTATCAATATTTGTTTCCATTTTAATTTTATTTAAAAGATCATACTCTGCTTGTTTAAATTCTTTTTTCATAGCCTGTGCTTTGTCTATATCTACACGTACACCTTTAAATCTCATGTCAACAAGACAAGGAAATAATTCTGTTTCTAAATCAAATATGTCTTCCAAGTCTTGACTAATAATTTCTTTCTTCATTTCTTGCCATAAACCAAACGTTGCTTCAGCATCTCTTTCAGCGTATGCACCAACATGCATAGCCGGTAGTTTGTACATTTCTGCTTTAGGATCAATACCCCATTCTTCTGCAGCTTCTGCTAGTGCAGCTTCATTTTTACCATAACCCAAATAGTGCCATGATAAACTATTTAAATCGTATCTAAATCTATTCTCATCGGTTAACGCTGCAGCTATCATTGTGCAAACAATGTCGCCATTAATTTTAAAACCCATGGCCCTAATCCAACAAACATCATACATTGCATTGTGAAAAATTTTTGTTGATGGTGATTCAAGTATATCTTTAAACCAAGATAAAACTCTTGCTTTTTCCATGTTACCACCACCTTCATGACCAATTGGAAAATATCCTTTGTAATGTTTTGTTGCAACAGCAATACCAATAACTTCTCCATTACCAATTACAGCACCAGATCCTTTTTTAATTAAATCTGGATCTCTAGTTTCTAAATCTATTGCAATCTCGTCTACTTTACGTAGGTCAGGAAATTCTGTAGGTTTTACCCATTCAGTGGGTGCTTCAAATTTAGGTATCTTCATAGTATTAAATAACAAAGAATTAATAAACACGTAAACAAACCCATGTAAGCAGGTATATGATTATTTGGTTCCATAGTCCCTTTCAATTATCATTTCTATAAAATGTATTGCCTTTTCCAAATCTTGTTTTTTTCCTTTATCACGATGTCTAATTATGTACTTAATAGCACATCCCTCCGGATATAGCAATTCATTCTCAACTACAAACTTGCTCGGCTGAATTTTATACTTTTGATAGTGACTGCCGCCGTGCTGCTTATCCCAAACTTTCGATGTCATAACCTTTGTCCTCATATTTAGCTGTTAGTATATATAAATTTTGTTTTGTACGTGTTACACCCACATA